ACCGTAAGCGTGTATTGTGTAATCGACTTTGTTTACTCTGTAGGCTATGCCTAGCTGCTCTAAGTCCTGCTCGACTCCAGGCATTGCCCTAAGCTTGATAAGATCGTATGTCGGCATGTAGTAAGCACCGCTAGCGCCCGGATCTTTAAGCATCTTTAACACTAAGCGCATTGTGCCGCCCTTAGATTTACCGCTACCTAGACCACCAACAATCGCTGGGTACTTGCTTTCACTGAATACAAAGTCCTCTTGCGGCTCTGTTAGTGCTAACTCAACTCTCACGCTTTGCCCTAGTTATAACTAGCTCGCTTACGTTAGTTTGTGTGTTCTGCTGTATTGATGCTGCTTTTGCGTGCCTATCGTTAATCTTAGTCAATACAGACAATTTGTCCACGCCTTCGACTACAGCTCTAAAGTCGTTACCTGAATCGCTACTCTTAACTAATTCATTGGCTTTGCGAATTGCAAGGTTGCTGAATGACTCTATATCTCTAAGCATTGCTACCTTAAACTGAACAGAGTGTTCAAAAGCGTTCAGTTCTGAGGTGGTCAATTCAGCTGTAGCCTGTATTAACTCTACCTTGTGTTGAATTAAGTGTTCAGTTTTCTTGTACAGTCCTTTGGTTGCTGTGCTAACTGTACCCAATGAAACCTTGTACATCTTAGCTAACTGTCTTTGCGTGTAATCGCCGGTATGATAGTCAGCCAGTAAAGCTTCTTTGTCATATTTTGCCATTCTTACACTGATACCTTGAAGTAATTGATCGCAGATAACCCAACGAATACCAGCAACATTAAAGGCACGCCGAACTTATCCCAGAAGTTTTTGCTGTTCTTCTGGTTTGTCTGTAGCTCTACAATACTGATTAGCATTAGATGCTGCTGTGATTGTATTTTGCGTAGCTCCTCGCTTGTCTTTTCGTTTGCTTCTTCTTGATAATCAAACTTTTCTAAAAATCTGCCTATGCTTATGTTCATGCCGTTAATAGAGCTAGCGAGTTCATCCCATTTATTTATGATTTTATCATGTCGATCATCAATCTTTTGACTAAGCAAATCCGTTGCTTTCTGTAGCTCTTCTCTTGTCACACTCATAAAAACATCACTTTATTTAGGTTTCTTAACTTTTTTAGGTTTTGATTTATTGCCATAAGTTTTCATGCTTTACCGACCTTTTTAGTTCGTTCAAAAGTTCTCAATGTGCCTAATCCTAACATTCCCGCTAAAACTGGCAGCATTACGGATAAATCAGCTTGAGGTATGACAATGCCAAACCCTGCCATCAATGGTGATATAAGAAAGTTTACAGCAAATCCACATACGCAAACCCAACCTGTGGCTGGTCGCCATCCTGATTGAAACCAATTGCCTTTAGTCTCTGCTTTGTTTACTTCTATCTGTGCAAGCGCTAATGTCTGAGCGTGATTGTCTGCAAGAGTAGCCAAGTCAAAAGCTATTTTTGCTTTCATGTCAGCATCTGGGATAAATTTATCTATAATTGTGCTGATTGGCGCTATTAGCTGGCTAAACATTGTTAATATACCCACATTGTTAAATGACCTGCTGGAGAGTCTTCGCGATAGCCTAAGTGTACAAATGTTCTTGCAACACCTATTGCATTACATCCTGCTTGTATGCCTGCCTGCACGACGTTACCGCGTATGCTGCCTATTACTGAGACATCGCATCCAACGCCCTTCTGGTGGTCAGCTGGCGTGGTTCTATGCACTTCGCTTGGATGATAAGGGCATCTGCCACCGCTTGTAACCTGTAGACCATAACCGAGTATGTCTCTTACGTCCTGTATACGGTTTAGGTGTGATTGACTAACACTTCTCTTGTCGCATTTATGACATGAGCAAGTACACAATAGCTTTTCATCTTGCGTAGGATTAAAGTTTTTTGTTGAAATCATTCTTTACCACAAATTTAGTTTATTTAATATCTATATTTTACTATGCTAGCACTATACAAACAAGTATTAATTAATTAAGCCGTAATCTCTTAGCTTTTTACGCTTGACCGCTTTACGTGCAATCTTTATCGCTCGCCTTATCCACTCTATATCATAAGACCTGATATCTGACTTGTGCGCCGTTAAATAATTAAACCTATCCTGACCTATCTTATCAATCAGCTTTGGCGTGTAATGGCCTATATTGCCGCTTAAATGGTTATTACATACACTACATTGCTTATTTATGTTGTACAAGTTAAATCTTAGCGATGAGCTATGGCCTCTGCTGTAATAGTGTCCAGCTTGCCATTGACCGCTCCATGCTAGCCCTTTGTCGCATGACGCGCATTCTAAGTTCTTGTCTCTTATTCTTACATATTGATTTACTAATACCTGTAACTCTTGCAGCCATTTAGCCTTTGTCTTTACTCGCTCTTTATCTGCCGTATGTTTAACCTTTGCCGCCTTCTTAGCTTTATTGTCTAGTCTCTGTCTAGCAGCCTTTGACTTTATAAGCGCATAATCCTTAGCGCATTTAAAAGAACAAAACACAAACAATGGCGTTCTTACTGCAATATCTTCGTTTAAAACTGAACTTTTGCATTGTTTGCATTTTTTAGCTTTCACTGTCTTATCCTCTTATGTTTATTATTTATAAGTATTTAACTTCACAAGGAACATTACAGCTTATAGTAAAAAGCATTTTACCGTTGTCATCATATCCGCAATAGTGCTCGAAAGGTTTACCGTTAACGTAGACATTTTGTAAAGAAATATTATCTACAATATTCTCCCCGCAAGCCGTTCTTACTTTATAAGTTTTTTGATAATAAAAAGTCACAATCGTTATTTGTTCTATCATGGTTTTATCCTCTACTGTGTTGTGTTATATTAAATGACCTTCTAAGTCTGTCTGTCCTGCATCACTTGCCATGTCAGCCGTTACTATTCGCCTTTGCGCTTCATACTCTTGTTGATGTGTGCAGCACTCACCATGGGCTTTCTCTGCATTATCCCAATTAAAATCAATCAATTTAAGCCTGTCTAAAGTAATAACTGTGCCTTGCTCATTAGTCGGTTGTCCGCAGTAACCGCACCTATAACACTTTTTCATATATTACCCCGTCGCTGATTAGCATTCATTGATCGCCACGTTTCAATTAATAAAATAGATGTATTGCGCCTGTTGTTTTCTATCTCATAATCAAATACGGCTTCTTTACACTTATCCAGATGATCTATATAAGCTTGTGATGCATATGCTATCTTTTCACGTAGACCTATTGCACCCTCATGCTTAAGCACTTCTATAGAGTGTACTATCTTTTTTTGATCGTCTAAACCTTTCATCATTGCCTTAGCATTAGCGCAAGATTCGTCTGTTGATTGTAAATAAGTAAGTGCTGCTTCTACCTGATCTTCCCTTATCATGCTGATACCTCTGTTGTCTCTGGGTTATAGTCCTCTAGCAATACTCGTGCCCTTTCAAGCAGAGCTTCGCGAACATTATCTTGAGTTTGTGTGAATGCTGCTTCAATTATGTAAGCTGATTTAGCTTTGCGCCATGCTAGGTGTGCTTCTTTTTGTGTTTCAAAAAGTCCTAAATACGTCTTCTTGCCATGAATGCTAATCTGAGACCTAAATTTACTTGACTTTTTACAACATCCTATTAAATACTTGCCTCTTGAAGCTCCTTGAGAATTTAATAATGCATTTATAGAGCAAGAAACAAAACAACAGCTAGATGATGAATAAATCTTATTATTTTTAAACAAAATATCTTTATCTAGATGCTTTCCTTTCCAGTTCTGAGAGATCATCCATTCTCTAAAATTAGAAAAAGTTAGCCATTCTTTTGAAACAGAGCAGACAACGTATGTAGGGCTTGTTAAATGCGTGCTCAAGCAGTAGCACCTGTTCAACATACTTTTCCAAGTTCGATAAATAGGACACACTTCTTGCTTACCATTAATTATTGGCTGAACAACGTAATCCGCATCATTTATGCCCACGCCATATACTAATTTCATAATTTAACCCTATATTGTTATCATCTGCCGTATTTAGAATAGAATTCGTCATCACTAACCGTATTACCTAGGAACTCTTCTTCGTCGAACCCTGCGCTTTTGTCTTGTCGCGGTGGCTCTATTACCTTGGGCGCTGGCTTCCTGCATCGCTTAGCTGGAGTGAATTGCATGTCTTTGCGCTTATTGACTCGCAATGCTTGATCAAGGTTAAGCTCATTGACTCCTGACAATGGCCTAGTGAAGATAATCGTACCGCCCTTAGCTAAGTAATCTGCTGTCTGCTGTGCTATGTCGTCGCGGATCTGCTGTCGCTCGCTGTTGTTGCTATCCTTAAGTATTGAGTCATCGTTATTCATATTTATAAAACCCTTTAGCGCCAAAGCTTTTCAGTAGATAAATAATTAAATAGATGCTTGTTTTGTCTACGTTATATAGCTCGCTTACCTTGCGAAATGTAAACTGTTTTGACTCAATAAGATCGCGTATTTGCAATGCGTAAACATAACTAATAGCGTTAGTCACATTTTTAATACTTAATCGATCTATGAACTTAGCATTTTTTATATCAGCACGATTATTATGTTTTTCAACTCTAGCGTTAATCTCTGCAAGTTCTTCATTAGTTTTTGATGATGTAACCCATTCGCCATCAACAAGCCATAGAGCGTACTTGCCACGACCTTTCCTGTATTCAGGAAAATAATGTACTTTGCTACCAACAGATACAAATTGTGTCATAAATCACCGGCTTTAAGGTTAAAATAATAGTCTAGCTTAACTCTCTCAATGACTCCAATAACGTCTGTGTCAGTCAGCCCCTCGCCGATGTGCACCCTACTTATTTCTATAGCATCTGATAAATTATCGTACAGTTTCACTTTCATATCGTACATTTGTTCGAAATTAGCCATGTATCACCTATTTATTATCTGTTGATCGTTTATCTACAATCTCTAATGCTAGCCTAATCCCTTTGCTGACATTACCACTGCCAATCCTTTTCGCTCGTTCTTTATCTTCTGCAAACAAATATACATTAGTTCTCGGCTCTTTAATGTTTTTGTTCTTTAACATGCTTGCTATCCTGTTTATATACTGTATTTAGCTTTAAACCCTTCGTAACGTGACCTGGCTAGCTTAGTGCGCTGCTTGTCTGCATAACTCATCTTGACACCTGATTTTATGTAGTCGTCAGCCATCAAAATTATAATACGGTCACTCTGCATAGTCTCTGAGATGGCTTTAGGCACTACACGCTCTACCGTTTTATCAATAGTTATACCTGCTTTAGCTGACAATGTTTCTATAGTCTGCTGGAAACTGTAGCCGTTATACTCTTGATAGAACTTTATAACATCGCCTGTCGCACCGCAGCCAAAGCAATAGTAGAACTGTTTTTCTGCGCTTACTGTAAAGCTTGGCGACTTCTCGTTATGGAACGGGCAGCACGCCGCATGGTTCTTTCCCATCTTCTTTAGCTTTACTTGAGCGTCTATAACATCAATGATATTTAGACGCTCTTTGATTGCTTGTACTGTGTTAGCTGATATCACCTAAACTACAAACAGATTATTACATTTGCTAAAAAAGAGGCTTTAGCGTCTGGGTATGACTTTAATGCTTGATCGTAGTTGTTTTCAATCATCTTGTTAACGTCATTAGCATTGTTTCCGTGCTTTAAAAGTAGAGCAATAACTTTGTTTTTCATGATTTGTCTGCCTTGTGTTGTGTAATTAATTAACTTGAACTAAGTATACACACCTTTTATAATATACACAACAATTATTATGCTGCCCTAGCTCTTTTCATTGCCAGATGTTTAAGATAATTCATAAAGCTATCATCTAACTTAACACGTGGGCTGTCCTTGAAAGCATTGGGCCACACACCCGAGCGCTCTCGATACTTGTGAGCAATCCATCCAGAGTTATATCCTTTCTGCGATGCGTATTGCTTCAGCATTCCATAAAACCTGGCTTTATCTTCTTTGCTTGTTTTCTTATTCCACGATTTAGTGTCTACAGAATGCAGAACTTCAAGCTCTTGATTATCTGTCTCTATCTGCTCAGTGATCGGTATCTCGTAACCACATTTACATTTAAGGCCCATCATTATTTGAGCACACTGTGGGCATTCCTTCTCTTTAGCTGGTGGCTTGTCCTTTGTTAGTTCCTTCTCGTTATATTCTTTGGTCTCATCGTCTAAAGATTCAGGCACTATGTCCTCTGCAAAGCCATGTCTTGAAACATTGCCAGCGTGGTCAAGATAAATAGAATTTTCCTTACCTGGATAAGTACGCATTATCCTGCCTGCACGCTGCGAGAATTGTATAATTGACTTTGTAGGATAGCAATCAATAAGACAACTAACGCCCGGCTCGTCATAGCCAGTGTTAAGAAGTCTAGAGCATGACAGAATTAGAAACTCACCGTCTTTGTGCGCCTGATAGATATCGTATTGCTCTTCACGGTCCATGTAGCCGTCAATGTGTATCGCAGGTATACCCGACTGATTAAACAGCTCTACCATGTGTTTTGAGTGCTTTACGCTAGGACTAAAAGCAATTGTCATACGGCCGGCTGCATGCTTACGCCAATTTTTTACAATGTCACCAGCTAATACGTCATCTTTTTCTATTGCCTCAGCTAAACTTGAATCTAAGTAATCATTACCGCCAGATGATAATTGCTTAGTTTTAACACCTGCAAGGCTTGCTTTAGATCCACCG